AAATAAACTGTTTGCATCTTACTATCCTTGAAATATGCTTTCCCCACCCTGAGTGTAATGATTCCCTGCAAGACAGCCTGTCTATAGCATGGTGTAAAAAAATATCCTCTCCTATATAAATTCCACAATGATTAGGAACATTACAAAAAATTTTAAATATAAGCACATCACCTATTTTTGGCTCTTCTACTTCTACGAACCCGTAAGCGTTAAATAATTCGTCAAAATAGTTTAACCCTTTATCCCACCAATCATCCTCAAAAACTGTAGTTGGTAACGATAAGTTATAGTTCTCTTTATAATAGTCTCTAACTAGAGAGTAACAGTCTTGGTTTCCGAAACTATAGTCCCTGCCTAGTAGTGGTTTTGTTTTTACCACTGGTGTATGAGTATGCTTTTCTATATCCGGTAAGGAGTATATTATGTAAGGTATACCTAAAAAATTACTGCTTTTTATATCTGCCTCACTAGGGGTACAAGAGGCGTCTGGGTGACTATGCACTATTGCATATATGTCTCCTTTTAAACTTGCTTCTATATACTCTGAAGGGTCTATAACGAAATCCTCTAATGGATTATCCGCTATATTTGTGCACGACTTCCATACTATCTTTCCTTTTGTGTTTATTAGTAAGCCGCAACCCTCTTGTGGGTATACATCGAATAAATCATTTATTATTTCCTTATCTACTTTGTCTAGCACCAGGGAAGCCTCCAAAAGGTAATGCTATATTTTTACTTTCTGCCACGTTAATTCCGCCTGTAAGGGTAGAGTGAGCTTGTGCATGAAATCTTTTACTACAAGATTTCACTTTTTTTCCACAAATATCTCCTTCCGTCCAGTATAGTCCTTCTTTAAGAGGATCGTGACTAGCGCCGATCTGGGTAAACTTAGCTACCTGCCATAGTTTTCCTGAAGAAAGAACATAGTTACTATATCTAGCGTCTCTATAAGCATAGTAGGTATTACCTCCTGAGTAAGTTGTAAATACACGCACTCTTCTCCAATTAATAATATCAGTATCAGCAGGACTGTTGGAGGTAGCTGTAAGAGCTTGCCAATAGGCAGTAATATTCTGAGTGGAGCTACTTGTCTTATTCACTTGAGTCTGAGATTCTGTCGTAATATAGTAAGCGCCCGCTGTAGCAGTTCCACTAAAATTAGATAGCCCTGAAAAAAGACTAGCAGGAACTATATATTCATCAAACTTATTCATAAATACATTTGATACATCGCTAGCTATAATTGTTTGCGACCAATTACAACCTCCTATTTTATCTTGAGCTGATACATTAGAGGCTGCTCCTCTATACTTAAAAGGACATGAGCCACCTATAATAACTCTGCGCGGAAGTGTGACTCCTGCTAAATCAAAAGGTGCTGCCAGCTCAAAAGATACTGATAACAAGTTTTTTGACTTTATTCTATCTATTACATATGTGGCTTTGGGGAATTCAACCGGAGCATTACCTGCTCCAGAGTCTCCTGTCCCTCCAACTAAATACTTCTCTAAAGTTGTTCTTCGCGTTACTCTTTTACCAATTAACTCCTCGTAGGACAAGCCTCCTATAGCTTCTGAAAATATAGACCCTAAATTAGCAACACTTATAACAGGTCTGTTATAGGATCCGTCAGATGCTATATCAATACCTTCCATTTCTATAGGCAGGGCTTCATAGGTTACTACATTTCCAGATGAGTCTCTAAATTGTACATTTTCAGAATCTTCACTTACTCCAGCATAGAATCTTGCAAAACTGCCCGAGATATACTCTAAGTCAAATAAAAATATATATCCCGAAGATATTTCTTGTTTCTGTACGTCTTTAACTAAATCACTCATGCCTCATACACTCTTCTAAATGTTGCACTGCAAGAATAAAAATCATCGTAGTCATAGGTTACACTATAGTCGTCGCAGACTACTTTTAATTGTAGTTCTCCCCCAGAAGCATTAGTATCCGGTATTGTGAAAGGAAAAGCAGAAACTCCTGCTTTAGCATTAAAAAAGTTCTCAATATCGTCTATCTCTGCTTTGGGCCTACTATTAAACTTCACAGAATATGATTGCTTTATGTTATTAATACCTGCTACAGCTCTCATTTCGTAGCCATCACCGAAAGATATCTTATGGACAGAAGGTTTTACCTTTTTTGCCATAGTCCTGTCCGGAGTTCGCTGAGTATTAGTTAAGTCTGTAAATCCTACTGCCATTATGCTGCTCCAAACGGGCTAAGTATGCCTCCCGGCCTCTTCTGACGTTGTAATTCTTCTTTTACTGCTCCCGATATTGCTTTACCAAGAGCACTGGCTTGATCCGCTCCACCATCTCCACTAGATTGTGCACTTCCCGAGCTATCAATATTTATATTTATTCCAACATTATTTGTACCACCACCGCCGTTTCTCATTTCAACAGGTATAGAGTTACCATTAGGTAATGGTACTACAGCTTCGGTACCGTGCAAAATTGCAGGGTAGCCAGCATTTCGACCTCTAGCAACTCCACCCTGGCTATACCCTTTCATTAAACCGCCGTACCTACCTGCTGCTACCGCCGCGGTGCCGCCACCAAATAAGGAACTAAGAAGTCCTCCACCACCGCCACCACCGAAAATGCCTCCAAGCATATCACTGAACAAACTTCCAAAGCCTTCAATACCGCTCATGAAAGTTTTACCTAGTTTTCCTAGAAATCCGCCCTTTGTGTTACTCTCGAATATATTTTTGAAACCATTTATAAACCCACTGAAAATTCCTGTTCCTTTATTTACACTTTTTGTCTCACTGCCAGGACTTTCTGGCTTATACATTCCAGCACTGTGAGCAAGAATACCATTTACACCCCCTAGCTTACCATTAGCACCAGCCTCGGAAGCTAACTGCTTCACCTTTGCTTTACCTTGAGAGTGCACTAGTTTGTCACCAATTGTCAGGTTAGGATCTTCAGCAGCACCTGCTCCTATTGAAGTATCTGTAGGAGTAGTCGTATGCTTCGCACCTGTTATTTTAGCTATTCTATTTGCTATAATGGTTCCGGATTCCTCGGCGCCCTTTACCATTTTTACTTTAATTCTCTCTCCGGCAATCTGCCCACTTTCTTGAATAGCTTGGGCCATTTTAACTTCAGGGGTTTTCTCGCCAGTTAAGCCCATCATTATTTTCTTAGTAAAACTTTTAGCTAAAAAGTCTGCCATTGAGTTCATAACACCCTGTGCTAGATTCAATAAAGCATCTTTTAAGCTATTTTCGGTACCTTTTATTAAGGCCGCTATCCCGCTCTCTAAGTTAGTCTCAAATGATTGTACAGCTACATTCTGTAGTTGTTGCATTTCGTTTCTTTGATCTGCTAAAGTCTGTCTTTCTGCTTGTAATAATCGGAGCCTGTCTTCCTCTTGTATAATAGCCTTGTCTCTCATTGTTAGCGTTTCTATCTCGTAGTTTAACATATCTCGTGTTACACCGTTTTCGCCAACTTTCATATTCTTAATTTGTTCTAGTTTTTGTCTATTCAACTCTCTAGCTTGCGCTACCTTTTGTTCGGCAGTAAATATTTTAGACTCTATAGCAGCCATGTCGTGAAGAGACTTTACTTCTTCTCTTACTAATGCACTTTTATTCCTACTCATATTTATTTCTGAGATTTGAAGGGCTCGTAAGGCTGAGGCACTTCTAAATTCTGTTTCTGAGATACTTCTTATAAAGTTAAGTCTCTTCTTAACTATTTCAGTTCTTTCTAGCTCATCAGGTAAAAGTTCGCGCTTTTGCAATGTTGCAACTTCATTTACTAGTAAGACCTCTTGCTGCAGATTTGCTATAAGCTGATCCATTTCCGAGAGAGGTATGATACTACTTTCCACACTTCTGAAAGCATCTACATTCTCTTTTCTTAAGCGAGTAAGACTGTCTATAGCAGTTCCTAATGAAATGGTTGCATCCCTTGCTTTTTGCATCTCCCCAGTATCTACTTTCTGCCCTTCGGTGGCCTTTTGAAGCATTTCATAGTATTTTTGTACTATTGCGCTGCTCTTGAACCTTTCGTTAGCATGCTCCTCAATCATCCTCTTTTCATCAACGAGCCTTTGTAATGAGCTTCTTTGCACTAGAGTTAAATTCTTAGCTGTTTCTAAGTAGTTTTCAAGAGAGAACGAAGCATCTTTTTGAGCTTTCGCCAACAAGTCAGTTGCCACCGCAAGCGCCTTATTAGCGCTGATACGTTTTGCATTTCCAGTACGTCCCGTTCCCGAATTGGCTGCAAGCTCTTTATTGAGTTCAATTGTTGCTTCAAGTCCAGGAATTAAGGCGGTAGCTTCTTTCCTTACTGCAGCAATTGAAGTTTGTATGTCTTTAAAATACTCTTTACTGAGATTGCCTATAAGGAACGAAGAACTAATTTGTGAAAAGTTTCTCCCCAGAGCTGCAACAGCTTCATTGGCAAATGAAGCTTTGTCATACAGTACATTTTGTATTTTTATATACTTCTCTGTTTCGGAGTTGACTTGTTCTAGCTTCTCCGCCATATAATCATATTGTTCCGCTGATTCCTCGGAGGCGTCTCCTGCTTTGAAAAAACTGTAAGCAAGTGCCCCTAAACTTGCTATCAATGTTATCCAGCTAAGCGCACTTAGAGCAATTGTAATATAACCACCCGCTACTGCTGCGCCTGCCGCCATAGACGCAAAAGCGCTGTTAGCTACGACAGCTGCTCCTCTCCAAGTGGTACCTATAACAACGCCCATTCTAGCAACTCGACTTTCTATAGCTCCCGAGGTAGAATTATTTAGTAGCTTCATTTTGTTAAGACTAGCCTGAAGACTGGCTAGTACTTTTTTATCTTTTATCTTGTATGCACCAACTTGCTTTTTAAGATTACGCTCTACGCGTGCAACCTGATTTTTATCTAAAAGTTCTCCTCTTTGCATTCGTGCAAGAAGAGTGTTTGATCTGAATTTAGCCATCTTCTTACTGGCTTGAGCATCAGCTTTTATCTCTTTTTTAAGTGCTGCTTGTTGAGCTGTGTCTCCGCGAAGTTTATCTACCTCTTTATTATAAGCTTTTTGCTCCTTGACTGCTCCATCAAACCCTTCCTTTGCTTTTACAGATAGGTTTCTCATGGTATCGCCCATATCTTCTAAGCCCGGTAATGCAGCCCTTAGCACAGAGGTAGTAAAAGGAAGAAAAGCTACAGCAATTATTTGAGGAAACTTACTGAGTAAATCAACTAAAGGGCCTAAGCCCGTCGCCATTACTTTCTTGATACTATTAACTAAGCTTTCAAAAGAAGCAGAAAGCTTAGCGAATGAATTAGGAGCTTCTCCGGTAATTGCTAAAATTCTGGCGTACTTCTCCTCTACTTGTCCTAAAACATTGGCTGTTACTGCTTGGGTTCTTTGAAAGGATGTTAAAGAATTAACATTTACACCTAAAGCGTCGGCGTATTCGCTTGTGGCGTCTTTAAGTCTAAGTATAATACCTAATTCGTCTAATAATTCTGGCTCTGCTTTTGTTACACCACGAATTAAACGATTAAAAGAGTCGGTTAGGTCTCTGCCTAAGATTTGAGAAGTTTGATTTGCTGCTTTACCTAATTTGACGAGTTGCTCTGAAGTCAATCCAGCAGCTGTGCCGATAGCAGCAGCTTGGGCTGCGTCTCTAAAGCCTAACTGAGCATCAGTAGCTGCTACTATATCCTTGGTTAGGGACTTCATTGATACCCCGACGGCAGCCGAGTATGCGCTCTGCCCTGCTTCTAGTCTAGCCAAGTCCCCTGCGTCTTTTAAGAAAGCAAAAGCGGCTGTGACAGCAAAGACTTGGGCCGCTAAAGTAGCATAAGCAGGAACTAGTCCTCCGTTGATGCCAGAAGTCATCTTTGAGAAGTTTTTTGTAGAGTTAGAAGACTGCTGCCCCACACCCTTTAGTCTTTTCTGGGTATCACGAGCGTTAGTAGAAGTCTTATTTAAGGCTGTTCCTAATTGTTTGGCTTCAACGGCCATCCTTTTAGTAGTACCTTTGTCATCCACTACTACATCTATATATACTATCTTTTTCTTTGCCATTATCCAGTAACGTTATGGGTGAAATTTTCACCGCTTTTAGCTTTGTGATTTCGTTCGTCAGCTTTTTGCCTTTCTTGCGTTTTCTCAGCTTTGAAAGACACTTGTAAGTTCTCGTATAGTTTGGCAAAATAGACTATATGCTTGATATTTTCTATTTTATAGATCTTACATATAAACTCGCAAGAACTCCAATCTTTTCCTAAGAACATCCCTGACATCCCGTCCCATCTATCTGGCATTAGACTATATACAAAAAATGCCGCTTGAACCTCTTCAGGAAAAATAGAAGCGTCCAACGGCATTTTATCAGGATCCGGTATTTGGCCCAACTGTTCACATAGTTTTAGATATTTCTCTACACTAAAAGAAGACTCTGTCTCTTTTACTGCACGCTCAAGCAGAACAGTTATCTGCGCTACTTGTTGCTCGTAAAATTTTCTAAATCACCAACAGTTTCTGTTACCCACGTATCAAAAGATGTTGCATTTTTCATAAGTAATTCTGCATTATCTTCTGTGTACGGTAGGCAATCTTGGGGGTCTAAGTCTGATGTATCTACCAAAAGAAGCTCTTCTAGGTATTCATACTTTAAGCCTTTCCACCCTTTAATTACCGCTCTGCAATACTCTACTAAAAACTTGTCCTCATCTAATTCCTCTTCAGGTTGATGCGTTTTTTTATTAAACTTTGTTGTAATACACTTTTTACGCAATTTAACAAGCTCTGTCCTAGCTAAATAACATAAGTCTACGGAGAAGCCTTTATACCCTCCGAAATCAATAGTTACTGTCTTACTATCAGTCATTAGACTGGCTAAAGACACTGTTGCTTTTTCTGTCATTTTTGGAATCCTTTTATTAGTAGTTGACATTAAATCATAGTATATTAGAAAGTAGGTATTATGTCAAGAATTATTTTTGGTTGGTGGAACAAAAAAGGGGCCGAAGCCCCTT